TTCCAGTCAGTAAGTCTGTTGCTGTTGCACTACCATAATCTCTATTAATTTCTAATGCACTTATAAACTCACTAGCAGATGATTCAGCTTTAGTTATTTTTACGTTACCACTAAATGTGGCGTTTTGGCTAGAATCTATAGTAAGTGCAGTTGTTCCAGCATTTGTTTGTATAGTTAGACTACCACTAGAGCGTATAAACGAATTACCTTCAACTTGATAAAAGTGAGAGTGGTAACCAGCATTTGTAGTATCCCATAACGATAAAACTGGAGTAGTTGCATTTGCTATTGTAAGACCTCTAGCACTCGAACCAACATTATTAGTTTTACTTGACGTTGAGCCTATATTTACGTTACCTGAAGCATCAATCCTCATTCTTTCAACAGAATCTGTGTATAATTGTAACCCACCTGAACCAGCACTTGTTGTTCCTCTAAAATGACCAATACGAGCTTTGTTGCTTACTAAATCTATAAAAGCTCTTTCAGTTCCAGCAGTTGCACCAGTACCATTAACCCCAGTAGATACTATCGCTCCTGTGCTATGAATTTTTTCTTCTGGACTCGCAGTTCCTATGCCTACGTTGCCATTTGACAATGCAGATAAAACTTCATTAGACGTGCCATTACCTTGAACTTTAAAAGCTGGAGTAGTGTCGTTTGCAGTAGACCTAACTAATAATCCGTAGGCTACTGCTTCCATCATAGAAGTCCATTCACCAGCATCAAGTTGAGTAATATGCAAACCTTTTACATTTTGACCATCTGTTACATTTATTACTAACCCTCCACTTATTATTTCATCGTAAGCTCCTACACCATCACCATTAACAGTTAAGTCACCATTAATAGTTACGTCACCCGATATAGTACCTCCTGCTAGTGAAACATTAAGCCTACTATTTGATGTATCTAAAGCTGCGTTGAGAGTTTCTTTTGATGTGGCTGCGTTTATGCCAATTGAATTACCCGAAGAGTCTGAATAAACTTTATTTAATACTTCTTGGGTTGTAAATTTTCTTAAGTTATCTGCCATAACTTGTACCTACTTATTGTCCACCACCACCGCTCGAATGAGCATTATTAAAATTATTTTACTGCGTAAGCATTTATAGGAGAAGCAACAGATATAATTCTTTTATTGCTTTCATTATCTGCTAATTTACTATAAAATTGTTTCATATAATATTCTTTTTTATCAATTTCGCCTCTTCTATCTGATAACATTGCTTTGCAATAATCTACTACTGCTAGACTTAACATTTTATTTAAATTAATATGAGAAGTAGAATCAGGAGATGTAACTTCTTTAGGTATTTGTTGTATAATAATTCTTTGACCAGAAGATTCAGCAGTTAAAGTGCTTGATGTTCTTAATATAACATTATTAGTTCCTGCGAAAGTTGCTATTGTATGATCTCCATCGTTACTAGAAGACCCTTTAATTCTAATCTTATCACCTACTGCAAATCCACTAGTTGTATCCCAAAAATTACTAGTAGTAGTAACTATATCAGTATTATTACTTTGAGCAATAGATATATTAGTTCCACTTGCATATGATAATGTCGTTTCTAATGCTTCCGATATAAAAGGTTCACTTACTTTAGTATATTCTACTCTCAATCCATTTGCAATATCTTCGTCTGGATATACAAGTTCATTTTGATATTGTTGTAATACACCTGATTGAGTAATCCTATTTTCATTCCTACTTCCTAATAGTTTATATAAAAGAAGTTCTCTTCCTCTTAGGTAATAAAAATAATCTTTATCTACATAACTACTCATGGTGAGGTGTCCTCTACAACATAATGTGGTTGATTAGTTAATCTTTTAATTTTTTTATATTTACTTGCACTTGTGTCTAGTACACTTACATTTTCTATTGCTATTAAATCTCTAGGTAATATGTAAACATTATCGTTGGAATCGTGTGCATCTATAATATCTTGTTTATGTATATCAATTTTTTCTTTTGTATTACTTTGTATTAAATGTATTGCATCTTTTACCCAAGCAATTGTAAGCGTTTCTTCTTTAATCCCTACTCTTTCCATTAATTCTAAAACTGTCATTTTTTCATTCCTTGCATTGCTATTGCAGTTTCTAATGTTTTTGGATTATTCTCTATGTAGGACTTTACTTCAGCTAATGCTAAATTATAATGTTGTTGAGACATTTGCCCAAAATGAGTTTTTTCTCCTAATTGAGCCTGTATTGTTTGTATTCTAGCCATTAACATTTCACTATCTTCATCTGTATTTATCCAATGTTCAGTTCCTCCAAAATAATTATTAGAACTTGTATTTTGTGTAAAATTACCTTGAAGATCATCATTCATCATTAACTTTGCAAATTCTTTAAAACAAGCATAATTAATAACTACATTTCTTAAATCTGAATCATCGTCTACTTTTGTATGATCTATATATAATGCTTTTGCAGTTTCAGAATCTGTAGGAGAAGGTTTTACTATTATTACAGAACCTTTATTGTTAGCTGCGTTATCAAAATAGTATTTAGGAAATTTTGATGTAGCGACTTTTAGACTACCTGAACTTGGTTCTATAAAAGCAGAATCTTCTCTAGAAACTTCTTTTGCACTAAAACCATTTCTAGCTACGCTTAATATTCCATCAGTTGCGATAGGAACTACAATATTCCCACTAGAATTTCCTCCATCAGAACTTGGGTCTGTAAAAGTAGATGCCCATTTTATTAGATTTTTTGGAACATTTGCTACTACAAACTTCTGCGCAGATACAATAAAATTTGCATCGGCTGTTCCTACTCCAGTTATTTCTTGTATTTCACTTGCTATTGTTGATGTTGCCATATATTATTTACTTTGTATATATAGGGGAGGCGAAACTCCCCTATATATTGTTTATTAGTCGTTACGCTAGTCTAATTACAGAGACTGCTTCACTTCCTGATTTTGCATTTGTAACATGAACTCCCCATAATGAAGAACCAACGCTAAAAGCATCATGAGTAGTAGCAGGGTTTTCAATATCTGCAAATCCTACAATCGTTACTCCTGAACCAGCAACCATCGTACAAGTTTCGTCTTCTCCGGCTGAACCTGCATTAATGAAAGAAAACTGAAAAGTATCTCCACTAACACATTTGCCATCACTAGCTTTAACTTTCATTGCTGCGACTATTAAAGCAGCTGTAGGAGTAGTAATATTCCTAGCTGCAGCTGGGTCACAAGTGTGAGCACATGAATTAACCATATCTTCAGCTACAAGAACTAAATTACCAGCTAAAGTTCCATGTGCTTTGATAGAGCTTTTTTGAACCCATCCAATGTTTCCATCAGCTTTATTTTGTCCGTATAAGGGATTAGCCATAATTGAACCTCCTATTTCCAGACAGCGTGGGCTTCAGGCATTTTCCATTCCATCCCAGCTTCTGTTTGAATTAAGTCAACCCTGCGATCAACACCACTATTTTCAAGAGTCTGAACTCCAACGTATACTGCAGTATCACGATTCAATCCGTTACCCACCAATGGTCGGTATGCACATTGTGTCATGTTAATTGCAAGTATCTTAACTCCAGTACCATCTAAGTGAATGTTTCTTACTAGATTCATTGCACCATAAGGAGTCATAACCTGAGTTACATCTAATCCATAGACTTGCTTTTTACCTGCGATACTAAAGTCTGCACGACCAAGAGAATTACTTCCATCACTAACTTTAGAAACATTAGCTGAAAAGTATCCACTTAGTTTATGCATCCAATTGTATGTTTCAGTAGAACACATGAATAGAGTCGCATTTGCATTGTTGTAACGAGGATCAAGAAAGTTACTCATGTCATCAAGAAAATCATCTTGAGACTTAGAACCACTTCCACCAATACCAGAACCATCAAAGATATTACCATAACTAGTAATAAAGCTAATAGCACCTTCTGTGTATTGAGCTCCATCATTATCAGTTCCTTGAGAACCAAATAATAATGCTTGTTCGATGTCAAACTTATGCTCGATTAACTTAGTTCTCCAAATTCTTGCAAATTCATTTGGTTCATACTTAAGAACAGTTGCTCTTGTAGTATTATCCATTGCCATTGCAGTTTTAAAGATCTGAGTTAGACCAAACGCAGTTGAGAAAGGTTGATCTTTCCAACTTTCAGGGTAACCTGAACCTTGAGAATGAGCAGATCCAATTACATACGATCTTTTCTTTTCAAGATAAGAAGCTATTGATTTACCTGAAATATCTACCCCGTCAAGAGCGTTCTCAAAAGTTTGATAAGATGTTAGTTCAATATCAGCGCCCGCTGAACCTTTACTAACTATTTCTGTTTTAAGTACAACTGCATCAGATACAGATGAGCTATCTACAGATAGTATTTTAGCAACTAAATAGTCATCTGGGGTAGTAGCATCACCACTAGCATCTGTCCAATCTCCAGCTACCTCAGAACCATTAAAATTACTAGAACCAGTAATGATATAAGGGATTTTTATAACTGAATTAGGAAGAAAGAACTGTGGTTGAGATCCTGAAGAACCCGGAAGTACATCAGAACCAGTTTGACCATATATTGTTTGAATATTGCCTGCAGATTTATAATCTCCAATCATACAAAAATAATATATATCACCAGCGTCTACATCTGTATGAGTTACAGTTGCGTTTGTTCCTGCTTCAGAAGATGGAGCAGAAGTTCCATGATTTGATACATAAGCGTATCGTTTGTGATAAGAAGATCTACGTTCAGTAAATTTGAACTCCGGATCATCTGTTGGTTTTTTGGCGACTTGAGAAACAAATCGGAAAAAAGGATCTTGCGCTATTGAAAGTTCAGAAATCCTATCCCCAAAATTATATTTTCTTCTAAGGTCACCTGTGTCTTTTGAAGTACCATCATTCCACGAAGCTGTGTCATTAAAAGTACCTAAGCCAAATACATCAGCCATTTTATTACCTCTTTATTTTGAGTTAATGGCTAACAATATATTTTCTATATACTGAAAGCCTTTTCTAGTTCACTACCAGAACCCAAAATTGTATCAAAGACTGAATCTTCATTTGATCGTTCAACTGGAGTGCTACCTTGTGTTGCAAGTGTACCCGGTTGTTGTTGAACTTCTCGCATTTTATTATGAATTTCTTGTCTTGTAGAATCAGCTATTTGCTCATCCCTATTCTTTCTATTCATCAAGTAATATATATCTTCAAGCTCTAAAGACTTTGATTTAGCAAATTCAGTAAAGTTTCTCCATTCATCATCAGACATATTCATCTTTTGTTTGAATTGAGTTTCTTTAGCCATTTTTGCATTTTCTGTCTTTTGAGTTTGCAATACATTAGAAAGACGACGCTGTACTACACCATCGATTGTCGCTCCCAATACTTTTGCAGAATCAGAATCAGGTTGAGAAAAAGCCTCATCTGGATCAAAAACAAAATCTTCATCTAAATTCAATTTTTCATTCATTGATTGTGGGGTCTGGCCTCCACCCTCAAAATAACTCCTCACATGAGAAATTAAATTAGGGTCTTCTCGCATAGCATCAAGAATCGGCATATAAGGTTCTATTTCGGCAAGTTTGCCATTTAACCTTTTAGCTTCTCTACTTGAATCACTATACCTTTTTTGTAAAGTATCTAATTCATTACTAGGTACTTCACTCTGAACTTCTACATTAGGGCTCGTCTGCGTGTTACGGCTTTGTTCCGAGGTTGTTTGCGAAGGTCTATCTAATATACCACCATTTACCTGATTATCTAATTCTTCAAAAAAATTATCAGATGTCATTCCCATGACGGCATCTTGTACGCTTTTACTTTCGGGGGCTTTATCAGCGTTACCTACTTGTTCTGACATACTATCTCCTATTTTAAGGTTGTATTAATTTAGCAAATAAAAATCATAAGATACAAGTCTTAAGATTTCTCGTTTTTACCTACATCTTCTTTTACTAATTTCATATCTGCTTTCATTTTGTCAAATTCAACTTTCAACATTCCTCTTAAGAGTTTTTGTTGAGCTTCAGTTTCCAAAACATCTTTTCTTACTTCCATTGACGCATCTCCAACTTTCATTTTAATTCCAGCTTGGACTAATTGTCTTTGTAATGTTTCTATTGCACCATCTTTATCTTTGACCATCTCTTGCATAGATTGTAACTGACTTTGCATTTGAGATACCATAGATTTTCTTTCCATAATTTTTTCTTTATTTCTAATGTCTGTTTCAGATAACATTGCTACATCATCTATAAGACCAGCTTGATACCATTTAAAATATTCTTCTAATAATGCCCATCTGTTTAATGGTAGGGTTGCACCGGCTATTATTCTAACATCAAATCTAGCAGATGCATAATCTTTATATTTTCCTATTGCTTTTCCATAATCATTATAAAGACTAACATTAATTCGTACTTCTTTTTCTTCTTGAGCGTTTCCAGCATTTGGTTGAACTATCCTAAATACTTTTTCAATATTATAATGTTTTTGTGCCATCATTTGAAAGACTTTACCTACATGCTCTAATGAAGGTTCTACGATACTATTCATCCAAGCTTTTAATCTCCTTGTTCCAAACTCATCATTAGCAAGTAACCCTCTATATGTTTCAGCTTGGTCTTGAGAAAATCCCATCATTGCAGAAGGAACTCCACTTATGTATTCTGCATCTGTTTTACCTTGTTGCACAACTGTAAAAAATGCATTATTAATAGGAGCTGGTTGAATTGGAGTAGGAGGTTTAAAACCCGGTCTGTATTTTAACAATGCTCCCGGAGAAGAAGAGTATTTTTCCCATTCATCTTCAGGTACGGAACCCTCTTCATACATCCATCTAAGATTAGAGGATAAGTTTGCATTGTGTAGCATTATTTGGTGTGCTTTATTTATTTCTTGTTGTTTACCTATTAATGGAGTAACTGCACTTAATGGAAAAGGACTTCCTGTATACATATAAGGAATAGGAATTATTGGATATTCACTAATAGGTATTATTTGTTCAAATAAAAAAGTATCATCACCTGCACTACAAGTTTTAACAATTCTATTTTCATAAAATTCTATAGAATCTATTATGTTCTTTTTAAATTCTTCATCTTGTTCAAATTGTTTATATTGGGATTCTGACAATACTTGCTCTTTAACAATAGTAGCTTCTTCTCTTGCTTGAGATATAAGTTCCATTTCTTTTTCTCTAATACCTTGAGCAGCCATTTTTTGAGAATTTTCTACCATTAATTTTGCTCTTTCAGGAATTATTTCACCTTCTTGAACTTGTCTTTCTATTTGTAATTGTTTTTCAATAACTTGAACTTCTATTTCTTGTTTAAATGTTTCTAATTGTTGCTGAACTTCTTGTTTTAACATTATTAATTCAGATTCAGAGGGTTCTATTTTTATATATACGTTTCTGTATTTAAATTTTTTCTTAGAGTATGTTTCATAGTAAGGGACTATATCATCGTCTTCAGATTCAGCATTAACTCCACTTGTAATGTCTTCTCTTTGAATTGTGTCTGTAAAACTTGCATCTCTTTGAGAATAAGATATTACATCTGTGCCTCTAGTTACTTTTTTTATTTTTGTTTCATATTCTGGGAATAAATTAATAAGTCTGGATCTAGATATATTTTTTCTTATTTGAATAAAGTTTGCATCTCTATATAAAAAATCTTGACTAGAAGGGTCTACATATACATCATAAGGATTTATTCTATTAAACCTTACTTCTCCCATTCCTCTATCTGCATCTTTGTCAATATCTATTAAAAAGTAACCCACACCTTTAGTTAATGAATCTAAAGCTATTTGACTATAGAGAGATTTACCATTAGATAAGTACCAACAATAATCTGCTATATCGGAATGGACTTGAGCAACGTCTACGTCATCACCAGTTGCCCCTACAGCTTTCCACTTAGGACTATTTGCAGTAACAAAGTATTTCATTATTTCTATAATAGGAGTTATTCTATTAATAGTAAATGTAGGCATACCAGATTCTTCTAGCATTGTCATTTCTTCTTTAGTCAATTGTTCATTAAGATAAAAATCATATCCTTTTTGACTAGTGGTTTGCCATCTTTGTCTATGAGAGTTATTTGCTTTATCCCATATTTGCTTATTTACTTGTGCTTTATTTTTTTTAGTTACTCTTGCCATTGTTAATCCCTTATCTCTACATGAACTAAGTCATCAAATTTGTTATCATTTATATCTCCATCGGAATCCCAATCGCCACCCCAACGAATTTTTAATTCCATAGATTGACCAATACCTCTTAACATTCCACCCATATAGTGAAACATTTCTCTGTCTTCCCAATTTATCGGGTAAGGAGCGAGATCAACAGCTTTTCCTGTTATGTGTTTGGAATACTTTGTTTTAGTTTTCCCTTGTGCTAATAATTGCTCTTGCCGCTCCTTACTCCGCACACCTTCTATAATGGTTACATCCATTATTTTAATTAATTCATTAAGAACTTTTACTAAATTAGAATCTACACCCTTTAATCTTTCTTTGCTTTTTTTCCCAAATCTATACATGAATAATCCCTATGATATTAACCAACTTTTTGCTTTTCTTTTTGGTTTAAACCAACCTTTCTTTTTTTTATCTTTTTTCATGTTTGGTGGAAAAGCATGAATTTGTGCGTAATAAAGGCTCTCAATTGTGTCATCGTGAGCCATCTTAGGGCCGAAAGTAAGGATTTCGTTGATTAAATCAAACATATTTTTCTTTAAATATACAGTTCCTGTACTAAAACGTGCAGAAAGACCAGAATAAATTCTATTTCGTTTTTGAGTTCCTCCCGGTTTTTCAGGAATAACAGATATATTAAATTTATTTAATCTTCTTCTTTCATCGTTTAATGCTTGGAATATACTTCTATTCATAGCAACATCTTCTACAGTTGAAGAACTACAATTATACTTTTCATGTAATTCTAATATTAAATCTACTACACCTTTCTTTCCTAATATTTCTCCTGTGTCTGGATTTTTAGATCCAATAGTAGGAATACTTCTATGCCTTTCATATTCCAATACATATAAATTATTATTTCCATCAATTGCAATAACAGTTATTACACTATAATCAGAATGTTTTGTATCAATATCTGTAGCAGGATCGCAACCTATAAATGTATTAACTGGGATTTCTTCATTATCTTTTATTAAAAAATTAACACCATCTTCGTGTTTAAAGTATCCTTCCCAATATCGTATATGTTCTCTTCTCCATATAGCATCTTCTTTTGATTGAACTTCCATCATGTACTCTTGATAAAATTTTTGAGGTTGTCCAGAATCTGCATAGAATTTTTTCTTTTCTTCTATCTTTGATAATGGAAACCATCCTTCCCATAATGGAGTAGTTTCGTCTAATAAAGCCTTATATGTAATTACTTTCCAAGCAAAAGATTTATTTTCTTTTTTTGCTTTAGCGTGTTTATTTATTAAATGATTTATAAAAGAATCATAATGGACTGGAGTACCATTAACTCTCAGTCTTCCTGTATGTGGTTCAATAGCAGGATAAACAACTGCAGTAACTAAGTTTGCATTTTTATCTCTAGCTTCTTTTGTTATTGTATTGTTTTCATGTTCAAAATCATCAAGAACAATAAGGTCGTATCTTTTATGTAACTTTGCTCCACCACGAATACCTGCTACATTAGATTTACTTATAAGCTTACATCCGTTTACTAATTCTATATCTTCTTCCGTCCATTTTTTTCCTTTCATTGGCCCGAAATAATATCGTATAGAATCATTATTTTCTAAGTGGTATTTAATATAATCCATGTTACCTACACTTAATTTTTGTGTAGCGGATACCCAAGCATAAAATAAAAAGTTTTCTTTACTTGCAAATACAAAGTCTTTTATAATAGATGCTTTTGTAAGAACTGTTTTACCATGACCTCTTGGAACTATAATTGCAGTTTGTTTTACTTCTTTATCATCTATTGCATCAGATATTTCATAATGAAAAAATGGAGTTTCAGACCTCATAAAATCATCTGGTAAAAATAATTTACCAAAAGAGATAAGGTCTTTATACGCTAATTGTAAGGCTTCTTCAGCTTTGTTTATGTTCTGACTGTTGATATTTGCCATCTAGGTGGTCTTTGAATTTATCTTCTAGTTTTTCCATTTCTATAAAATCATTAAATAATGTTTCAGTAACCCTAAGTCTTTCTGTAACAAAACTTAATTGTTGATATATACTTTTTATAGATCTTCTTAAATCATGTTTAGTAATTGTATTTTTTTTCTTCATGCCTGCTCCTTTATTTTTTCAGGGATGTCTAACATTCTTATAATTTTTTGCATTCGTTTAATATTATAGTATGTAGTAGAAGTCATATTGTACAATATAAAATCTTGAGAAATCATCTTATCTAATTCTTTTAAATAGATAATAGCTTCATCTAATTCTAATTCGTTAGGTACATCGTCTATAGGTTTTAATTCTCCCAACACTCGACTCCTTTCTCTGAGAACTCCATAGTAACCCATCCAGTTCTTGCCAAAGGATAAAAAGAATATCTAGCGTAATCAGCATATTTAAGAAATGATCCACCTCTTATGTACCATTTTTTTCTTTCTTCTTCTTGATCATCTTTACTAACAACAAAACTATGCATAGGTTTTACATATAATTGATGATTGTGTCCTAAGAAAAATACATCTCCTTCACTATATACTGAAGCCATTTTATCTAATTCCATATCCCCATTTTTTCCCCCACCTTTACCATGACCACTAACTAATTTATATTCTTTATCTTTAATGGTTATTTTAGTATATCCGGGCATTCTAAAGTAAGGAACTTCCATTGCTTCAGCAAGGACTTTACATACATCAAAGTTTAGTATATTAAATGATCTAATATAATCGTGGTTTCCTCCTCGAATAAATAAACACTTGTCTTTAATTGGTTCTATTAATCTTATAAATTCTAAGTATTGTTCATCAGGTGGAATATCTTGTCCGTCTTGACTAATTTTATAATTAGGTGGAATTAATTCTAGTAAATCTCCATTACCAAACCATCTTGCATCTTTATCCTCTGCAATCATTTGTACAGCTCGATGAAACTTCTCACTATCAAACTCTACTGCTCCTACATGGACATCAGTTAATCCATGAACTCGTAATGTC